CGAATTTGGATATTTAGTTGTTATCACAAATGGTCGCATTGATTATGAATTGAGACTTGAAAAGGCTGAATTATTTGAAAAGTTAGAAAAATTACAGGAAATACTTCCTGAGTGTTGGCAGGGTTGGAATGGAGACAATTTCAATCACAACTACAATTACATGACTCCTGAAGACTTCGCTGAAACAATGTATGAGGAGGTTGCATAAAATGAATTTCAACGATGACGAAAAAGACGTTTTATTCTTAAGTCTTAACGCCATAATCAAAGATTATGAAAAATGGAATGGTTTAGAAACTAAAGACAAATACCATTTTTTAACTTCATACAAAAAAATAGCAGAAAATAATAATTCACAATTCAACATCAGATACAAATTGCTTGATATTTTGAAAGACTATGACGAAGAATATATTTGGACAGCAGCTTTTATAGTCAAGCCTATTGTTGAAAGTCATGAGTTCAAGCAAGCGATTGAGGAGGAAAAGTAATGGATAGTTTTTTACACAATCATCAAGCCGCGCTTGATAGCCAAAGAGAAGATGATGCGATAAAACATTTAGAGGATACTGGGGTTTATCCAAATGTATTCCACCATTCAATTCTTATTGAAGATGAGGATTTTTTTGATGATTGAAACACCTTCTTTACTTTCGCCGTGTGGCTCTTATCAGGTTGACTTTTTCCCAATAAAAGGTCGATCTGATATTTTTCTAAGATGCGGAGTTTTTGAAGGTCTTATTGAATTTCAGGAATGTGTATCGCACGTTGAAATGTTTCGCGAAGTAGAAAGCAAAAGATTTAGAAAATTTAGAACAATAGGCCAAAATAAAATCCCGCAAGAAATAATCATATGAAAGATAAATATTCAATCAAGCCTGTTTTAAGTTCAGAATGTTTTGAATGGTTTTTAAAGAAACACTATGCGCGAAGATTGCCGAATATCAACTGCGCTTTTGGGTTGTATGACAACTTTAATCTTTTGCAGGGCGTTTGTAGCTTTGGAAAGCCTATGAGCCATACGCTAGTATCTGGCGCAGTAAATGGGCTATATCAAGATAATTTTCTCGAATTGAATAGATTAGTTATTAATGAAGGATTAGAAAAAAATGTTCTTAGCTTTTTTGTTTCTGGTTGCTTAAACAGATTGCCGAAGCCATTAGTTGTCGTTTCTTATGCTGATACATCGCAAGGGCATCACGGATTTATATATCAGGCAACAAATTGGATATATACAGGATTAAGTGCAAAATTCAAAGATTATGCTGTTCGGGGTCTTGAGCATATGCATCATAGTTCTATTGAAGATAGCGTTGGCCGCTATGACGAAAACAAGAATATTAATAAACATGAATTACTTAGAAAAAAATACGGCGATAGGCTCTACATGAAAGAACGTCCGCGAAAACATAGATATTTTTATTTTTTGGGAAATAAAAAAGAAAAAGCGCTTATGAATGAGAACTTGCAATATAAAGTCGAACCATACCCAAAAGGCAACAACAAAAGATACGATGCAAGCTATATTCCAAGCGTTCAGGGCGTATTGTTTTAATCTAATGGGCGTAATGTATGTTGCGCGTGTTCTGATCTTCTACTGTCATCCCACAAGACTTTATAGTAATAATGAACTGACCCTGCGCTATTTGTTTTAGTAAATACTTCTGTAATTTTGCCGTTTCTATAGCGTGGCGGGATTGCTGACGATGTATATGAAATTTTTTTTACTGATTGCCCGATTGCATATTTTTGCCCGACTAAAGTTGCCATAAGAGTTTGTTTTGTAGTTTTTTTATTTTACCAAATTAGTCAAATGGATTTATTGACATACTTAATTAATTCTATTATAATAGGAATGTAAGCAAAACAAATTAAACAAAATGTACAACACAAAAGCTACAACTGATGAATACCCAAGATGGCATCGCGAAGAAGATGGCACGATGGTTCCTGACGTTACAGACTACGTCAAATTTCAGGCTTGGATAGATACTTTAAGAGGACAAGACGATGCCTAACTTAAAACTAAACCTTACACCCGATCAGGCAGGCGCTTTATGGCTTGCTCTTGATAATACTGTTCATTTTGGAACAGATTTTGCAGACAGATTCACAAAACAGCAACAAGAAGACGTTTTAAAGATTTTTATTAAAACGCAAAAATACAACCCACAATGGAGGAAAAACAAATGATGGCAAGAACACTTAGTCAACATCTTTCAAGAAAAGGTTTTGACGTCTTTGATAAACAAATCGCCGCAATTATTGATGAGTGCGATTTTTACATATTACAAAAATATATTTTTGAGACTCCTGAAGAGCCTTTATCTCAGGAAGCACTTGATTCACTTAAGGAGGATTTAAA